TCAATATATACGGTCACTGGAACTTGCGTTGTTCCATCATCACTACATGTAACAACTAAATCTATATTCTCACCAACAGATTTTCCACGAACATTCAAGAAAATATATTCTATATCAAATGTTGGAAGTTCTTCAATTTTTATTCCTTTAGTTATAATGCAACTTTTTAAAATTTGTTTTATTGCATTAGTTATTTGGGAATTATCTTTTGTTTCTAATGCTAAAAGAAGAATTTTTTCTTCTCTTACTAGAAACGGTCTATATTTTATTTTCTTTCCATTTGATGGAAGTTCTAATTCAAATTCCGGAGATACAATTTTTGGCAATACCATCTTATCTTTCAAGTCATGTAAAGTTATTTATGTCTATCTTTGAGTTCCACTAGTTCTTTCAATTACATATCTTGAATATAAAAATGAAATTCTAGATTTCGTAATAACACTTCCTTCATAAGTTACTGGAATAGAAGTTATATTTACTGGAAATGCATCTACCATTCTATATGTCAACGTCGTTTGATTATTAAAATTAGATCCAGTAGGTCCAGGTGATTTAGTTGGGTTCTTAAGAAAATCTCTTTCAAATTTAGTTATAGATATTATTCTTTTATAATCATCCGGATATCTTAATCTATAGTAATCTGGTCTATTTTTTGAATTTCCATATCCAGAACCTTGAGAGTTTGGAATAGAAAGTCCAGTAGATGTATAGACCGGATTAATAAAATTCATCCACTCTTCAAATATTCTAATCATTCTATATTGACTATCAACATAAAAAGTCATGTCAAATGTTGGGTAACTTCTGTTACCAACAAAAGGTTCTATGACTCCTTGACGACTACCTACTTCCTCAAAGGTATTAAAACTGGCTCCAGGAAGACTGGCTTCAGAACACATGAAATCATAAGTTGTAACTTCTTCAATACTACCTAATAATCCAGAACTGTTTAACCATTGCTCTAATAAACTACTTCCTCCAGCAGCTAAATGTAATGATACTTTAAATTGACTAGTTACAGAAATTTCACCCATCATGCCCATGGCACTTTGGGATAATTGTCCGTCTTCTCTAGTTACGTTAGATATGGTATTATATAAAAGACCAATAGGAGGATTACCCGATCCTACATTTAACTCCGTTGCCATTTATAAATATAGTGAGGTTTTTATTTATTTATGGTAGATGGAGAGGTCTTATCAACAGGGCAAATATAGACCAAAAAATCCAAAAAAATATAATGGTGATTGTACTTCAATTATATACAGAAGTTCATATGAACTAAAAATGTTTCAATATTGTGATTTAAATGAAAATGTAATTTACTGGGAAAGTGAAGAAAAAGTTATTCCATATTTAGATCCAATTACTGGAAATTATAAAAGATATTTTCCAGACGTATTTTTAAAATACAAAGATAAAACTGGAAACATTAGAAAAGTATTGATTGAAATTAAACCAAAAAAAGATTTAATTGAACCAGAAAAGAATCCAAAAAGAAAAACTAAATCATGGATTTATCGTGTTCAAACCTGGACTAGAAATCAAGCAAAGTGGTCTGCAGCGAAAGAATGGTGTAAAGATAGAAATATAGAGTTCCGTATTTTTACTGAGCAGGAATTGGGGATACGATGACTTTATCTAAAGAAATAAGAAAAAGAGCAGGAAAAACAGGATATAAATCTTCAGATTGGTATACAAATGTATTAATGAATGAATTGAGAAGTTACCAAAACAAAAATATTAACCAATTGGATACATTCTTTATAGAGCCAGGAGATTTTGTATTTTTTCTTTATTCTGCAAAATATTCACAAAAATATGAATTTTGGGATCAACATCCACTAGTGTATATAATAGATGTAAATCCACGTCAAGGTTTATTTTTTGGATCGAATGTACATTACCTAAATCCAGCATATAGAGGAGCTGTAGCCAAATCTTATCTAAATAAAGGAGGAACAGTAAATGCTCCAAGAAAAACTTTGAAAAATTATCTCTTTGGAAATGTTGTGACTGATTTTTTCAAAATTCCAAAAGATGATTGGGATGGAATTTCACTACTTCCTACAGAAAAATTTGTAGATAAAAGAGGACAATCTGTTCCAAAATATAAAGTATGGGATTATCCAGACACACTATCATCCCCATAATTAAATGAACGATTGGATTACTCTAAAAGAAAATTTCTATAATAATGGTGGAGTAGATTTTGGATTACTCTACAATAGAAAAACAGGAGATTTTCAAATAAAACAGAAGAGTGTGTTGGGAGAATTTAGTTCACCTGGACTAGCCGTATTATATGAAAATGGAGGATGGACCGGAGATGCATTGAGAATAACTGGAGGATCAAATCCACTATTTACATATGATTCTGGAGATATTTTTCAATCTAATCCAAAAGAAACCGATATCGCAAAGCAATTAAATACAGATGCAAGAAAACAAGTTTACTCTGCATTTCAAACTTTAGGAGGAACTAATTCTGGAGTAAAGGTAAATTCTGCAGCTCTTCCCGAAAATCAAAATGGAAATGCGAGTACTACCAATGCTGTGTCTGGATCTACTCCAGGAGTTGCTGGTAATATTCCAGCATTATCTAATCCCCCAGGATCTGGAAATATTTTAGATCTATTCAGTCCCGGTCTATCGCCAAACCCAGATTTTACTCCTCTTCCTAATCCAGCAGTTGGAGAAGTATTGAAGTATCCAATAGATTTATTAGAAACTGCACAAGATACTTTGCACATTACTCAAGTTGAATATCAATCTCCAACTCAAGATATTTTTTCTGGAAATGCAGATATAGCATCAATTGTCACACAAGGAATAACAAGAAGTGGTGTATCTAAAAAAGTATTAAAAGGTGCTGTAATTTTACCAGTGCCAAATAATGCACAAGATAGTAATAATGTGGCATGGACTACAGATGAAATGAATTCATTAACGACTGCTGCAACTTCTACTGTTCTCAATAAGCTTCCTGAAACTACTGCAGGATTATTTGGGGCAAAACTTGCAGAAGCTTTGGCTAATATAAAAGGTGCAGGAGGAGCAGCAGCTATTGCTGGAGGTATACCAAAAGCAGCAATGTTAGCTTATTTGGGATCTATGGCTGTGGGTGGAGGAAGTGAACCAGAAAATTTAATAAAAGCTTCATTAACCTCGTTCATATTAAATAAGTATGGATTTGAAGTTTCTCCAGAAAGTATTTTAGCAAGAGGACTTGGTGTAGTTCCAAATTCAAATTTACAATTATTATTTAATAATGTAACATTAAGAAGCTTTAACTTCTCTTATATGATGAGTCCAAGAAGTGAAGGAGAAGCAACTAGAGTTAACAAAATATTAAGATGGTTTAAACAAGGAATGGCAGCCAAAAAGAGTAATCTTCAGGCTGGAGGTGCTACACTATTTTTGGGAACTCCAAATGTATTTAAACTTGAATATAAAAGTGGAAATGATCCCATTAAAGGAATGAACAAATTTAAAATTTGTGCCTTGAAAGGATTTAGTGTAAATTATGCCCCAAATAATCAATGGTCTGCATATGATGGGGGACAACCTACATCAGTAATTATGACAATGAGTTTCCAAGAAATAGAACCAATTTATGATACTGACTATCAAGAAACCAATAGTGATATAAGTTTTGAATTACCATCAGTTGGACCAGAAGATATAGGTTACTAATATGCCATACTTTAACGAATTACCCAATTTACAAGTAAAGTCTAGATTGCCCAATCAATCTACAAATCAAGATTATGTAACTATTAAAAATTTATGGAGACGAGCAAAGTTAAGAGAAGATATTGCTAATGCTGTAACTGCATTTAATTATTATCAAATTGAAGATAACGAAAGGCCCGATCAAATTGCACAAAAAGTATATGGAGATCCCGAGTTAGACTGGGTAATTTTAGTTACAAATAATATTACCAATATCAATGATCAATGGCCATTAGATAACAATTCATTTTACAACTACTTAATCTCAAAATATGGAAGTGATGAAGCATTACAAGAGATTCATCATACTGAAACTATAGAGAGAAGAGATGAATTTAATCGACTAATAATTCCAGAAGGATTACAAGTTGATCCAATTAGATATACTCCAAGTGAGTTTAAAACAACATTAAATCAAGATAATTATCAACTTGATGGATTCCCAACTGCAGATAACTTATCTACAGTATCAGTAGACTTAATTCAAGCTTTAGAAGTAAAGCAAAGAGAATTTGGACAAGTATTATATTTAATTCCTGATATTTTAATTGAGACTTCTATTCTAAAAGTTTATACTAGAGAAGAAGAAGAAGTATTAGATATAACAATAAATAATAATTTAATAGATAACTGGCCTTCTAGTTGGGGAGGTAACTTGAGAGTTATTGGTAGAGATGGGGATAAAAATATTGAAATATCTGATACTATTACAACTGAATTTAAAATTACTATTCCAGAAAGATTATATCAAATTATTGGTCAAGTGGACCCAGAAACAGGAAAGATAGTTCCAATCTTTAGCTTTAGATACACTCAAACTGCAACTTAATATGAAAAATCCATTTCCAAATATGTCAATAGAATTTGAAACCAGAGCATTTTCTATTGAAGTAACAAATCTAGAAGAAAACTCATTGAGACTTTATGGTGATACTAGAGATGTCACTGTATATGAGTATGAAACTAAAAAAAATGAAGAGAAACGGCAAATTTTAATACTAAAGCCAGAATACTTGGGAGTATTCATTTCAGACATGAAAAATATTATGAAATATGATAAGTCTTCTCAAACTATAGATAATAAAACAAAAAAAGTTTAATGTAGTGAACAGGGAGAAGAAAAATTTATTCTCCCTGTATATTAAATTACATAGAAGCTAGTTTTTGAAAATAATCTAATGCATCATCTGCATCAGAATCTTCATCATCGTCTTCAGTTACGCTAGAAACTACTTTTGAAGATTTTGAAGTTTTCATTTCTTCATATTCTTCATCCATCTCTTCTTGAAGTTCAGGGTCTAACTTTTTAGATTTTTGTGGTGAAGATGCATTACCAAGAACTTTATCTAGTCTAGATTGTAGATCATCGTAAGATTTAAACTTATCTGTACTGGTAAATTCACTGATATTATGAAGTTTATCATAAACTTCTTTCAGCTCATCATCATCTCCATCTAGTAATGGTGATGGAGATGCAAATTCAGAACTATCGTAGTTCCAATATCCATCCTTCTTCAGAACTTTCAGTTTAAAGTCTGCGCCTGTCCAAAAATCAAATGGATTAATTGGAGTATCGTCCTGAAACTTGGGACGAAGTGCAGCATCAATTTTTTCAAAGATTTTTTTACCAAACTTAAAGATTCTTACAGTTCCTTCATTTTCAGGAGAATCTGGATCTTTAATGACATAAACATTTGCATAATAAGATAACTTACGCTTACGATCTCTTACAATATTCTGCTTCTGCTTATCTCCAGTAGCCCAATCTTTTGAATTATTATCGCAGCAAGCACATTTTCGTCCAATAGTTGTTGGACAATTTTCAATATACCATTGTCCACCAGGACCTTGAAATGCATGACTAAATGCCTGTACATATTCATCCTCCCAGCCATCCCCAGCAGGAAGAAATCTAATTACTGCGTAACCAGTTTCAGTTTTTTTATTTAGAGTTGGTTTCCAGAAACGTTCATCGTCTCCTTCATTTCCAGAACCACTATTCAGTTTTTCTACTTGTTTAATGAGCTTCTCGGTAAGAGAACCCATTTTTGATTTCTTTTTTAATTCGTTAAAAGACATTGTATCCTCGTATAAATCGTATTATGGCCTGTTGGATTAGCTTGTTGTGTGGATTTCCTAGCCACTCATATATCATATCATGGATCTAACATTTTTGCAAGACCCTCAATGGTTCTTTCTAAAATATTAAAGAATTCTTCCGTACTACAATCCTCAACTACTCCGAACATTTGAGCATTTTTCATAATCTGATCTCTTACTTCTAAAGCTTCAGGATCATCACTTAATGTCATTCTAAAAAATAAAATTTTTTGTTTCTCCAAAAAATCTCTCATTAATTTAAGATGTTCTTTCTTTTGTTCTTTTGACATGTAAGGAACAAACAGAACTTGCTGAATTAACTCCTGTTGCATTTCTGCAAGTTCAGTCATAGTAAGTCTTACAA